CTTGAAATGCCATATGTGTTATTCTCCTTATTAGCTAATAAAGTATCAATTATCTCACATCTATTTATGAATATGATAATCTCTACAGGATGTCACCTTTTCTTATCTTTACAGGTGTCCATCTTTCTCCTTGTTCATCAACAAAACTATTTTCTTCATTTACACCATCATCTAAAAACCCAAAGGGTGCCATATCTTGTTCTATTGCGTTTTTCTGTTCTTCATACATTCTGGCACGTACATCTTGGTCTGTTAATTCTTTAAAGTATCTTTGATTTGATAACCACGCAAATATAACACAACACATTGTTAAGTCATCATTTGAACCTTCTTCAGCTTGCCAAGAAGTACCTTTACGTATAAAAGTAGAAAACTCTTGTATGATATGAAAGTCAGGCACAAACAGTTTATCGCCTTCTACTAAAGTCTTTAAGTTTTGACAACCTATTCTTTTAACTTGTTTAGTCATACGTACTCCTAATTGAGCACCTCTTTTAGAAAAACCACCACCAAGTATTTGACCTGCACGACCTTTCATCATACACATCATAAGATTAGGATACTCTAATTCAAATTGCAAAGCGTCTGCTACTTGATGGCCTATATCATTTACTTCAACACAAATATAAGCATTATTATATTGTCTTGCTACTTTGTCAATTGTGTGTGGAAATAATAAAGGTTTAATTTCATTATCTCTAAATTTTGCTACAATCTTATAAGGCATTTTAGATACATCAAATACAACAAAAGCAGAATAATCTTTTACAGTACCTCTTGCTACGTCAACTGTCATAACATAATCTTTTCCTTTTTCAGGTCTTTCATACATATCTAAACCTGCGTTTGAAACAATAGGATTGTTATGTGATAAAATTCTAATTTTAGATGGATTAATTAATGTATCAATTGAACCTACAAACTCACATTCAAACTCGGTTGCAAATTGTGCTTCACTTGTATTTCGTATAGTTTCTTCTTTCCATTTATCGTCTCTTCCTGGAACTTCAGACCAATGTACTTCAATAGGTACATAATCATTTCTTTTATTTTCAGCATCGTTCCAAAGTTTGTAAAACATATTCATACCGTGTGGTGTAGATACAATCATTACTTTAGATTTCTTACCAGATGAAATTGTAGGATATACTGAACTAAAAAACTGTTCAGATATATTTGCTGGAATAAACGCAAACTCGTCTAGGAATATGATGTTATAAGAACCTCCTCGAATTGCACTTGAAGAAGTTGCAGCAGCCATTATTTTAGAACCATTTTCTAATTCTAAAGAACCTTTGTTCCAGTTTAGAACACCTTGTTGTAACCATTTAGGTAAGTTTTCATATGCAAGTTGAAGACGACCTAACAAGTCTCTTGCCGTAGAACTTTTGTTGGCAAGTATGGCCACATTTATATTATCATTAAAAACAACTTGATGTAATAAGTACGCAATGATGGTTGTTGATTTACCAGACTGTCTAGGTAACTTACAAATAGAAAAACGATTATTATGAAACGTATCGACCATACGTTCCTGAAATTTATACATATTAAAAGGAACTAATCCTTCATCTATATTAACAATCTTAATATAATTTTTTATAAAGTAAGTAGGATCATCCATACACTTAGCAATTTCTTTAATTTGCTCTTCGGTGTATTCTATCTTTGTATTGGCTTTAAAAAGGTTTGGGTTACCAAGATATGCTTCAGACATTTATTATTATTCCTTCTATTGCGCCATAGCCTAATTGCACAGCTGCATTGACTCGACTGCTACCTTTATATATAGAGTATTTTTTTTCTTTGTAAAGAATACCATTTGCACCATATCGAGGTATATCAGATATTGTATGTTGTATAACCTCTATTGGATCTATCATTTCTTCACCTTCAATTAAAGACGGCCAAGGTCTTTTTTTAATATACGTTAAATCACTAATCAGAAATGTTTGTTTTTTCGGGTGTGATATTTTTGCCTTTAAAATCTTCATCTTCTTTACTACTAACATCACCGTTTTTATTTTTTAATATTTTATGTAATTCGGCAGATGATCCTACAAATAATGCTTGTTTAATGTTAGTAGATGTTTTATTAGGAACGTCTTTTAAATTTTTTAATTTACTTTGTAAGTCTTGTAATTTATCTACAGTATCAGCAACTTGTTTTATTAAGTTACCTGCAACTTCATATGCACGAGGGTGTTGACTTTCATTTGCAATATCAAGTATACCTTGTATAGCGTCTTGGCCACGCTCAATCAAGTTGTAATAATTTTCTCTACTATATTTGTAGTCGTTATCAATGTCTTCTTTGTTTGGATCTTCTTTTCTAGGAACAGGAGGTGTAAATTCTTTTTTAATTATCTGTTTAGTAACCTCTTCTTCTTTTTCGATACCTAAAACTTCATTTATTTTATCATTTATAGACATAATGTATTGTTATTTATTCGTCCGTATCGGTTGAAGGATTATAGTTTTTAGAATCTGTGTAATTAGTTATAGTGGTTGTAAATCCAAAATCATCATTTGCGTCAGCACTTGTAGGATTAGGAACAACTATAATTCTACTTTCTCGTCTTGGACTATCTGCTGTATCTGTATATGAATCTGTTTGAGTTTCTTTAATAACTCTTTTAGCATAAACAGGTCCATATAGATATGTTTTTGCTGTGAAGTTTAAAGTATAATTTACAGCACGTCTTGTTGTAAATGAACCATCATAAGTATCTTCATAATTAACACTATTTAAAATAATAGGAACATCTCTTACAATATTCATTTCAGGTATTGCTTTAATTGTTACAGTATAATCTGGTTGAAAATATGGTAAAATTTGTTCTATAATTTGTAGACCACCTTCAGCAGTTGCTGTAAATGAATATAAATTAAAACTAATATTATAAGGAACAGGATTGTATTGATAATCCATAACGTCCGCCCTATCACTTCTTACAGATTTAACTCTTCCAACTCTTTGTAATTTACGAGACGGATCATAAGAAATTCCTGCAATTTCAAAACCCATACGAGGTAGTGTAATTGAAAATTCCCTATTATCTAAATTAGGTTGCTGTTCTAATCTTACTAAAAACTTTTCTTTAGGCGAATAAGCAAGAGGTACTTTTACAGATTGCACTACATTTCCACTACTATCTTTTCTATGAATAGTAATGTTATTAAAAATTGTTCCAAATGCAACAACAACTTTTCTTAAAGATTGATGATAAAAATGTTTACCAAACATAATTAAAATCCTTCATCTACTTCACCAAAAGGATTTCTTTCAGTAAAGTCCAATATATCATCATCTGTACTTGTTGTACCAAAACCTGCGTCTGATTCATATGTAGAATTATCAGCATAGTCTCTTGCCTGTGTAGCAATATTGTATGACTCGTTTATTAAATAATTTATTTCTCCAGTAGAAGATTCTAATAGTATTGAACCTGTTTCATTTTCTAAACTAAATTGATAATTAAGTTGATCTAACGATAAATTATCTTCAGCCTGATCAATTGCAGTAACACCTGTATTTAATCTTTCAGAATTGTATTCAAATTTAGTTGCACGTAATTTATAAACTGGTAGATTACCTAATTGAAAGAATGGTTCCTGATCTTCAATAAATTGTATTTCAAAGAAAGAATTAAATAAAGGTACATAAATTAAATCACCTTCATTGGGTCTTCCATCTTTAATTAAAGTTGCAACGTTATCAACTTGATTTTGCCATCTTCTTTTTGCAATTACAAATGTTGTATCTTCTCTAATTTCTAATCCAAATTTTGATATTAATTCTTGTTCACCTTGGAAGCCTTCAGTTGTTTCAATATACATTTCTAATAGATAAGAGTCATCAAATTTAGAAAGTGAATCTTCTCCTAATATTAAGTCCTGATTAACTAATGTTCTTGGTAAATAATAACAATCTTGGCCGTAAATTTTTAAGCCTTCTATGATTAAATCTTCGTAAAGTCTTTTTTCGGAAGCATCTCCGATTCCGTTACCTGATTGAAAATAGTGATTAACTGCCATTTCATTATCCTATCATATACGCTACAGGCGTCTCGTATGTGCCTCTAATTTCAGTTTCAAGTTTTTCAATATCTTGTAATGCTTGTTGATAAATTTGTGAACCGTTAAGAGTAACACCGCCCAACATAGTTACACCATTAAACTTTTGTAAATTTTCTCCCCATTGTCTTCGAAACAAAGCAGTTACATATCTTTTTAAAAAGATGTCATTATAAACGTCTGTATAAGTTGCAGGATCTAATTTTCTATAACATTCTATAATTAAATACTCATCAGCACTTATATCATTTTTCCAATCCATATCAATGTACAAACGATTATTATGTTGATTAAATCTTAATGGTTTTTCTCCAACTAAAATATGGTCTAATAAATCTAAATGGGTTCTTACCATTTGATAATGAATAATAGACTCTGATGAAAAGTCATATAAATCATTTAATCTTAATTGGTATCTTATATCAAACATATTTAAATTATTTCTGTCTGATAAATTAAAAATATTAGTTACTGCTAAAACTGTTTCTGGTATAACAATATAATTGTTAGCTTCGTAAAATGTAGAAGTTACGCTATTTTTAGTTGCAGTAATAGTTGTATCACCTGTTGGTGATTGTATTCTTGTTAAATCTGCTGAAGTTACTTTATATTTGAGATAACAACGCTCAACGCCGTCATAATGATATTGAGAGAAATATTGTAATGCCTCATCTAATCTATCTTCAAGTTGGTCATCATCAACATTGATTTCGATAACAGGTTTACCTAATGCTCGTAATGCGTATTGCTTTAATGTTTCTCTTGTTGCAGGAGTTGCCATTTTCTACCTTTTATTATTATTCAGGTATATTTATAAGAAAAGTAGAGA